TCTTTTGCGGGCAATTTACACTCATTGCTTACTGACGGGAGAGCGGAAATGCGGCGAAGCGATATAGAGGTGATGCGCGAGGTCGTGACGAAGGTCACGCAAATTCTGGCGGGGATGGGTGTGCAGGTCACACAGCGAGGCATGCAAGCCTACGTGGAGACCGACAAGAAGACCCTGAAGCCGATCCGGGTCAACCTGCCCTATCTGCCCGACAACGCCGATCAAGAGCTGATTATGGCGATGCAGGGCTTTCTCGATCACGAGGTTGCGCACATCCTGTTCACCGACTGGAGCACGGTCATCGCCGCATACGCCGATGGTCAGACGGTCGGCGTCTTGCATAACATCTTCGAAGACCCTCGCATCGAAGCTGCCATGCACCGCCGGTTCACGGGATCGGCCTACAATCTGGAGCAGGTGCAATGCTTCCTTCTGAACCGCATGATCCGCCCAAAGATCGAGCCGGCTCTGCGCGATCCGAGCAAGACCGAGTTCCAGAAGTTCTCGATGCTGGCGGTTTGCATCGCCCGCGCCTGGGCCGGTCAGCAGGTCTTTATCGACTATATGAGCGATAAGTGGGGGCTGATTCCCGATGTGGTGAAGCGGCTCAAGGGCATTGAGGCCCGCGCCGCTGCTCTGACCAGCTCTCAGGATGCGCTCGATCTCGCACGCGAGGTGAAGAAGCGGCTTGGCGCAATCACGCCGCCCTCTATGCCGATGCCGCCTATGTCCGGTAAGGGCGAGAAGGACGGCGAGAAGAAGTCGGCTCCTAGCGATGCCGGTGAGCCGGATCAGGAAGACACCGGCGGCGACCACGACGACGTGGGCGACGAGGAGAACAAGTCCGACGAGGGCAGCAAGTCCGACGAGGACGAGGGTGAAACCCGCTCGTCCAAGTCGAAGAAGGACGACGATGAGGGCGACGACGATGAGGGCGACGACGCTGAGGGCGACGACGATAGCGATGCTGCTGGCGACTCTGCTGGCAGTGACAGCGATGAGGGCGACGACGCGGATACTGATGCCGATAGCTCTGAAGGCGCGGGCGAAGACGATGCAGGTGAAGATTCTCAGGATGGAGATCATAGCGGAACGTCTGGTGAGCTGGACGATCAGGACGACGCATCGTCGGATGAGGGTGACGAAGACGGGCTGAGCGAGGACGACGCATCGTCGGATGAGGGAGAGCCGAGCGAGGGTGGCGATAGCGGCGACAAGAGCGACGCGCCTACCGCAGAGAACGACGATGATGGTGACGACGCCGATCAGACCGACGAATCTGGCGAAGAAGGCAGGCAGCTCGATGAGGAGGCAAGTGACTTGCCTGCCGAGGACGCAGCACGCCTAAAGGAGATCGAGAAGGCCCTAGAGGACTTCGAGGACTTCGATGATATGGCGGCGAGCGCCATTCGTGACGCCTGCGAGTATGCCGCCGAAGGAGCGGACTATCTAATCTACACCAATGAGTTCGACCGTATCGAGCCTGCGCCGAAGCCGTCCAAAAGCATGACGGCTATTGTTGAGCGCATGGATAGCGATACGCGCCACATGATCGGCCCGATGCAGAAGGAAATCGAGCGATTGATGGCGGCGCACAATCGCATCGTATGGCAACCTGGCCTCAAGCGCGGCAAGCTGAACCCCTCTGCGCTGCACCGCCTGTCGGCTGGCGATCCGCGCGTCTTCCGCAAGCGTCAGGATCACAAGGCGCTCGATACCGCCGTGGAGTTGGTGGTCGATCTTTCGGGCTCAATGAGGGGCAGGCGTGTACACACGGCGATGGTCTCGGCCTACGCTCTGTCGCAAACTCTGGAGCGAATCAACATCGCTCATGAGGTCATCGGCTTCACGACTGGAACCGAGGGCTATTATGAGACGATGGCTGAAGGCAGCAAGACGGGCGTCGAGTATTCTCGGTATGAAAGCCTGTACATGCCGATCTTCAAGGACTTTACCGAAAAGCTGACGTTCCAGAACAAGGAGAAAATGGCGCACGCCGCCTATGGCGGGGCCGATATGGCAAATAACATTGACGGTGAATGTGTTCAGATCGCCGGTCAGCGCCTCTCTCGCCGCACTGAGGAACGCAAGATCATGATCGTCCTGTCGGACGGTGAACCGGCTTTCGTAGGTGACACTCTTGCTGGTCGTCGCCATCTGAAGAAGGTCGTCACCGATCTGGAAAGTGCCGGCGTGGAAACGCTCGGCATCGGCATTCAGTCAGATTCTGTAGAGCACTATTACAGCAAGCATGTGGTCATCAGCAGCGTCGAGGAGCTGCCGACCGTCGTTCTGGGCTTTCTGAAAAGCGCGCTCACCTGAGCGCGTTTCCCAAACTTGCAGTCAGCACTTACTGTTGACCGCCCAAGTCGCATAGCGTACAAAATCAGACAGTCAGCAGCGGCAACACACACGGAGCGAATAAGCGATGGCTGAGAAGATCGTTTGTCAGGTTTGCGGCGCGGCAGCGCATGTGATCAGCGCGCACCTGAAGGAGCATCACCCCGAATTGAGTCTGGAGGATTACCGGCAGATGTATCCTGACGCGCCGGTACTCTCTCCTGCCGCCGAGAAGAAGGCGGCTGAAATCAAGGAGCGCTCGGCTCGCATGGCTAGCGAGGCTGCTGAGCGTCCGAAGGCGGCAATGGCTGCGACTGCCGAGGTGGTGCCGATGCGTCCACGTCCGAGCGAAATGAGTACCGCGAAGAAGGCGCTGCACGAGGTCTTCAAGACCGGCAAGATCAAGGGTGCCATGAACGCGAAGGGCAACCCGATTCCGATCCAGGTGATCGAGGAGGGTCACGGCTTCGAGGATTTCGTGCCCGAGATCGATGGCAACTACATCTTCAACGTCGATCTGCTGAAGACGGTTCTGATGGGTCTGGAGTGCAACATTCCGGTCTATCTGTTCGGGCACGCCGGGACCGGCAAGTCCACTGTTATCGAGCAGACTGCCGCCTTTACCGGGCGTCCGTGGCTGCGCATTCAGCACACGGTCAACATGGAAGAAGCGCACGTCCTCGGTCAGTACATCGTCAAAGACGGCGCGACCGTCTGGGAGGAAGGTCCGCTGCCGTTCGCGATGCGTCACGGCCTGCTGTATCTGGCCGACGAGTACGACTTCGCCATGCCGCACGTCCTCGGCCTCTATCAGCCGGTGCTCGAAGGCAAGGCGCTGATCATCAAGGAGGCGCCGCCTGAGTACCGCGTGGTGAAGCCGCATCCGATGTTCCGCTTCTGTGGCACGGGTAACACCAATGGTGCCGGCGATGACACTGGTCTCTATCAGGGGACCAACATGCAAAACTTCGCCAACTACGAGCGCTTCGGCATCGTGGAGCACGTCGAGTGGATGCCGACCAAGCAGGAGGTCGGCGTCGTCTCCGGGCAGGCTATGATCGCCGAGGAGGATGCGGCGAAACTGGTGCAGTTCGCCAGCGAGGTTCGCAAGGCGCACGAGGCTGGGCGCGTCGGCGCCACGATCTCCCCGCGCGCCTTGATCAATGCGGGCAAGGTCGGGCTGCGTCGTGGCAACTTCCGTGCCGGCGTCAAGCAGTCCTTCATCAATCGTCTGAACCGCGTGGATCGCGAAGTTTGCGACCAGATCGCGCAACGCATCTTAGGGTAGGTCAGTAACCGATGACTTATCAGTGGTGCGATTACGAGCGCCTGGTCAAGAAGGAAGCCCGGAAGGCGTACACGCGCCTCCGGGCTTCCGGATGCAACGTCGAGCTGGACGATCTCGTGCAGGAGGGCGCCATCACCTTCATCAAGGCTTGCGAGAAGTATTGCGCTCAGGCGAGCGATGCGAAGTTTTCGACCTATCTGGCGCGAGCGCTTCAGAACAACCTGCGTCGGTGGGGCAAGTACGAAACCCGCAAGGTCGCCCGCTCGATGGATGACGAGATCGGTGAGAGTGGCGGCACGCTGCACGATCTTATAGGCACCGACGAAACCCGGCCCGACAGCCTGGTGGAGCAATCCCGCATCGCCGCCGCTCGACTGAAGGCGCTATCGCCGCTAGCCCGGCGCTGCGTGGAAATGCTGGACAGCCCGCCGCCGGCACTGATCGAGGAGTACCGTCGTGTGGTGCAGTTCGAGCGATACGCCGAGGAGATGGGCTTCGCGGTCAAGACTTCGCGTCTGAATCTGCCCTTCATCTATCGCGCACTCGGTCTGCCGACCAAGACGGCGTGGCGGGTCAGCGCGGAAATTCAGTCTTTCGCCAAGGGGGAGAAGCAGTGATCAAGCCAGGGTGTCATGGCAGCTACGTCGTGCGCCGTCTCGGCAACCCCGCATGCGCCGCTTGCCGCGTTGCGCAGTCGTGCGAGACGGCAGCGCACGCGACCGCTCAGAGCGTGCGAGACGCTTTCGGCGTGTCTTTGCTACCGGGCACACCGGTAAACATTAAGAAGCCGTCAGCGGCTTCCGCAGCGGCTTCTAGCGCGGTTCGCGCTAAGCGGGCGAAGTCCGCCGTCACGGTCCCCGATGGAATGACGAAGAAGGGCGCGCAGGCATACTCGTCGCTGACCCGCGCCGGTTTCGATGAGGTCACGCTACGCGCAACGATCAAGGCGGATAAACTGGACGGCATTCCGCTCGCCTACGTGCGCTCGGCTCTGGAGCTGCTGCGCGTCAATGGCACGGTCAGTCGTGACAAGCTGCGCGATCACCTGATGCGCGATCTCAACTGGAACCACGCATCCGCTGATTCCCATGTGAACATCCTAAAGTCAGCGCTTACATACTTGAACGTGATCACTACGGACGGAAAGAGCTTCACCCTCAATGACTAGCCCCCTCAATATCCGATCCCACTTTTCGTTGGGCGAGTCCACGCTGACACCCGACTGCATCAAGGAAGAGGTCGAGGCGCGCGGCTACAAGAGCGCAGCGCTCGTAGACACCATGTCGATCTCGGGCATGCCCGACTTCACCCGTGCCATGCAGAAGATCAGCGTCAAGCCTGTCATCGGTGTGCGCCTGCGCGTCGTGGAAACGCTGGACAAGGACAAGAGCGCCAAGAATCAGCCGGTGTGGATGCCGAAGCTCTACATCCGCACGCAGGACGGGCTTGCGCGCATGATGCGTCTGCTGAGCCTGGCGAACGACGATGAGCACTTCTACTACAAGCCGCGTCTGCTCTGGAACGATGTGGTCAACGAGCTGGAGAGGGATGCGTTCGTCTTCACCACCGGCGACTTCAATAGCCTGCTGACGCACCCGCTCGCAGGCAACATGATTGAGATGGCGTCCGTGCGTCTCGGCGGAAAAGCGTTCGTGGAGCTGATCCCGGTGGACTCGCCGCTATGGGATCGCGTCGCGCATCTGGGCGTCCAGATCGCCGACGAACGCGAGTTAAACACCCTCGTCACCTGTCCTGCGCTCTACCGCACGGGCCGTGACCGCTCGCTTGACCTTCTCGCCACAATCCTCGGCGGCGCCAAGCTGGGCGACCGCTGGGCGCTGGAACAGTACGTCCGCGAGTTCACCTTCAAGAGCGGCAAGGAGCTGGCCGAGGCGAGCATCGAGCAGGTCAAGCGCATGCGCGAGCGCTATGGCCCTCATATCTCCGGGAGCTTCTGGCAAGCGGGTCTGCGCGAGGCGACAGGCTTCGCTGAAAACTATATCGGCTATGAGTGGGAGAAGATGCCGGTTAGCCTGCCGACAATGGCGCCCGACGAAGACGCGGCGCTGGTCGAGGCATGCAAGACGGGCTGGATGGAGCGCTTCACGAAGCCTGTCTTCGGACACAAACCCACAGACCTAACGCCCTACAAGGAGCGACTGCGCTACGAGCTGGACGTGCTGAAGGGCATGGGCTTTTCCGGCTACTTTCTGCTCGTGCAGGAGATCGTGAAGTGGGCGAAGGACAACGACATTCTGGTCGGTCCCGGTCGCGGCTCGGTCGGCGGATCGTTGGTCGCCTATTTGATGGGCATCACCGACGTTGACCCGCTGCGCTTCAACCTGCTTTTCGAGCGCTTCATCAATCCAGAGCGTATCGACCTTCCCGACGCGGACCTCGACTTCATGTCCACCCGCCGTCACGAGGTCATCGAACACATCAGCCACAAGTACGGCTGGGAGAAGGTCGCAGGCATCAGCAATTACACGGCGCTCGGCTCCGGATCGGCGCTGCGCGACGTTGGCCGCATCCACGGTCTCGACTTCAAGGAGCTGTCCATCTCCAAGCTGATTCCAAAACCACAGGGTCAGCCGATGGCGCTGAAGGATGCGCGCGAGGAGGTTTCCGCACTCGATACCTTCGCGAACGTCAATAAGCAGGTTTGGGATGACGCTGTGTCGCTCGAAGGTGTCATGCGCGGTCTGGGCCGACACGCTGCTGGCGTGGTTGTCGCCGGCTGTGACCTCATCGACCGCAGCGTGGTTGAGACGCGCAACGGCGAGCGCACGGTCAACTGGGACAAGCGCGTGGTCGAGGAGATGGGCCTGGTCAAGATGGACATTCTGGGCTTGTCCACGCTCGACATGATCCGAGAGGCGATGACGCACATCTGGGAGCGTCACATGGTCCGCTTCGATCCGCTTGCGCTGCCTCTGGACGACGAGAAGACCTTGGCGGGCTTCTCACGCGGCGACACCATCGGCGTCTTCCAGTTCGAGAGCGGTGGCATGCGCAAGCTGCTCAAAGACCTGGCAGTCGGCGGCACGCTGACCTTCGAGGACATCGCCGCCGCAACGGCACTCTACCGTCCCGGCCCGATGGACTCCGGTCTGCTGGAGGACTTCGTGGCGATCCGACAGGGCTTTCAGTCGCCCTCCTACGATCACCCGAACATGCAGAACGCTCTGGAGCCGACCTACTCGGTCATCGTCTATCAGGAGCAGGTCATGCAGCTAGCGCGTGACCTTGCCGGCTTCACCTTCGCCGAAGCCGACCATCTCCGTAAGGCGATGGGCAAGAAGGACAAGGCGAAGATGGCTTCGCTGAAAGAGAAATGGGTTGAAGGCTGTCACAATCACTCGTCCATGAACGAGACGCGCGCCACGCTGCTGTGGGATAAGATCGAGAAGTTCGCTGGCTACGGCTTCAACAAGAGCCACGCCGTCGAATACTCACTGATCTCCTACATCAGCATGTACATCAAGGCTCACTATCCGGTGGAGTTCTATGCCGCCGCGATGACGATCCTGGATGACGACAAGCTGCCGGGTCTGCTGACGGATGCGAAAGCCCGTCATATCGCCGTCACGCCGCCCGACATCAACGTCAGCACGGGCCGTTTCGAGATACTAACGGACACGCAGCTATGCGCGCCATTCTCCCGCGTCAAAGGCGTCTCGCTGAAGGGTTCTGCGGCTATCCTCGAAGCGCGAGAGGCAGGCCCGTTCAAGAGTCAGGCGAACTTTCTCAAGCGTGTGGAGAAACGTCGCTGCAACAAGCGCGTGGTCGAGGCTCTGGAGAAGGTCGGTGCGTTCGTGCGCATCGAACCCAGCCATCTACCGGTAGATCATCCAGACCGTCAGCGCGATCTGGCAGAGCTGATGCCGAGCCTGGTGCTGAAGGGCGTCAACGTCACTCGCTCCATCGACATCAAGGACACCAAGACGCGAGCGCGCCTGAACAAGCTGATCAAGGAGTACATGGACTCGACCGATCCGATCTTTTCAGAGGCGGTCCCGGTCAAGCCTGGGCTCGGCAAGACACCACGCTTCATGGTGATCACGGACGGCCCCACCTGGTCCGAGGAGCAGGGCGAGAAGTTCACTGCTGGAGCCACCTTCGCACCCTACCTGGAGGCTCTGAGCGAGGCGGGCTTGTCGAAGGAGGATGCCTACTGGACCGGGCTGCACAAGGTCGCAAAGCTGGAGGGCGAGAAGTTCTATACGAAGGCGCAGACCAAGGCGAACGCGCCCTACATCGAAGCTGAGATCGACATCCTGCGACCGCCGGTGATCATGCTGATGGGCACCGGAGTTGCCCGCCACTTTCTGAAGGACATGAAGGGTCCGGTTCTCGACCACGCCGGCAAGGTGGTCTTCAACAAGGAGCTGGACTGCAACATCGTGGTCGGCTTCAACGCCAACATGATCCATCACGATGGGTCCAAGCAGGCGATCCTCAACGATCTGTTCCGTCAAGTGGCCGACATGATCGTGCCGCTGTAGGTAAGTAGGTGGTGACTTATTTTTTCCGTTGATGGGAAGCACCCCTGCTGCTATCAAGACACCGCAACGACAAACACGGGATACCGACATGGCCGAATACGAAGTGAAGAAGTACGTGGAAGCCGAGAAGCTTCAGTCCGATCTGGCGTTCTCCGACACCGATCTCTCGGGCACGATGATGACTCAGGCGTCGATGTACGCGCACTACGCCAGTCTCTCGGCGAAGGCGCAGAAGCAGGTGGACAGCCTCAAGCTGGTGCTGGAGGCTCGCTCGGCGAAGCTCGACCAGACCATCCGCGACGCTGCTGCCGAGAATGGCGAAAAGATCACGGAAAAGCGCATCGAGAACGAGATCGCCGGTAACACGACCATCATCGGCCTCAAGAAGAAACTGAACGAGGCCCGCGCCATCGCCGATCTGGCGAAGAACGCTTGCGAAGCGTTCAAGCAGCGCCGCGACATGCTGGTGCAGATCGGCGTCACCATGCGCGAGGAGATGAAGGGTCAGCTCCGCGTTTCCGAGGACATCACCAACAATCAGGATGCGGACGTGAAGGCCCGCGCCAAGAGCGTGACGGAGGGGCTTAAAAACAAGCACTGATCGACACTTCCCACTAGCATGGTAAGTAATAACTTACTATAATATCAGGTCAATCGCGGATCGGGCGAATGGTCGCTCCCGCAAGCCTCATAGCAACAAGGAACTGAGTACCTATGTCCAGCAAACTTCACGATCTGGTCGCCAAGACGAAGAAGAAGATCGCCGAGAACACCAACCGCAAGGAGAAGACCACCAAGCTCCAACCGGGCAAGACGGTGGTGCGTATTCTCCCCGGCTGGGATCACGCCGATCAGGAGACCTTCTTCCATGCGTTCGGTGAGCACTGGATCAAGGACACCGAGGGCAATCTGAAGGCCGTTCTGGTCTGCGCCGACAAGACCTTCGACAAGCCGTGCGAGGTCTGCGATCTCGTGAGCGAAGGCATCAGTGGTGCCGGCGACGACGAGAAGCTGATCAAGGCGCTGAAGGAGTCCACGGCCAAGCAGCGCTACCTGGTGAACGCCGTTCTGACCGAGAAGGACGCCAGCAATCCGGTGATCCTGGAACTGCCGCAGACCGTCTTCGGGCAGATTCTGGAGAACATCGAGGAGCACGGTGCGATCTTCGATCTGGAAGAAGGTCAAGACCTTCTGATCAGCCGCGAGGGCACTGGACTCAACACCGAGTACAGCGTGGTCGTCCGCTCCAAGGCGAAGTCCAAGCCGGTCCCCGAGAGCGTCTATCTGAAGGCGCACAATCTCGCGGAGTACGTCGATCAGGAGGTCGAGAGCCGCATGGTCAAGGCGAAGGCCGCGCTGGGGACCATTCTGGGTCGCCCGTCGCTCGCCGCCGCTGGCAGCAGTGCTGCGCTCACCGGGCCGAAGTCCAAGCCTTCGGTTGCGACCGAAGGCGAGGGTAGCTTCCCGTCTGCTTCCGAGGACGACGACACGCCGGTCGAGACTTCCGAGGCTGAGGATGCCGAGTACGAGGAGGTCGAAGACGAGCCGAAGAAGGACGAGCCGAAGAAGGCCGCTTCCAAGCCCGATCCCGAGTCGGAAGGCTTCGGCGACGATCTTTCCGAGAGCGACATCGAGGCGATGCTCGGCGATCTGTAATCAGTCATGACTGACTGATGGCACTACAGCGGGCGGGGCTTCGGTCCCGCCCGTTCCTTCTCGGATCAAGGAAATTCAACATGGACACGCTGTTGCTGATTGACGGCAACTCGGTAGGCTTTGCCGCGCATGCCTCACCGCGACTGCATGCCGCCGGCATGGAAACACAAGCGGTGTTCGGCTTCATGCGTACGATGCGCGTTCTCGCCACGACCTTCCGGGGTGCCAAGCCCATCGTCTTTTGGGACGGCAAATCCTGGCGCAAAGAAGTCAGCGCAGACTACAAGGCGAACCGCGACGACAATCCGAAAATGAAGAAGCAGCGTGACGCCTATAAAGCGCAGCGCCCTCACATCAGCCGTGGACTTCAGAAGCTCGGCGTCACTCAGATGATGGCGATGAACATGGAGGCCGACGATCTGATCGCCATCACCGTGCGTCGCTTCAAGGGCAAACGCCGGATGGTGGTGATCTCGGCTGACAAAGACCTGCTTCAGCTCGTGGATCGCGGCGTCGATTGGTACGACCCGATCAAGGAGAACCGTGTCACGCATGGCGACTTCGCCGAGTACACTGGCTACGCGAACCCGCAGCAGTTCGTCCAGGGTAAGGCGCTGCACGGCGACCCCTCCGACAATCTGAAAGGCGTCGGCGGCATCGGCGAGAAGGCCGCACCGCTCCTGCTGCAAGAGTTCGGCACCGTTCGCGACTTCATTAAGCGCTTCAGAGAAGAAGGCGAGAGCTGCATTCCCGACAGCCTGAGCCGCTACCGAAGCAAGCTGATCAAGTTCGCCAACAACGAGGATGGTGGATGTGATCGCTTCAAGGAAAACTTCCGCCTGATGTGTCTGCTCAGCCCCGAGACTTTCGGCCCCAAGCCCGAGAAGCTAACCCGTCAACAGCAGCCGTTCGACGCTGAAGGCTTCGAGGACTTCTGCGCGGAGCTGGCTTTCAACTCCATTCTGAAGTCGTTCAACGATTGGACGGCTCCCTTCAACACTCAGTAAGGACTGACTTTGCATGGCAAAAACTCTGGCTGACGAACTGGAAGCTCTGATCGGCGGCAACGACGATCATCAGGAGGTTAAGCACTGGCTCGACACCGGCTTCCCGCCTCTCAACTACGCCATCAGTGGTGACTATTTCGGTGGCATGCCGAGCGGTCGCATGGTGGAGATGTTCGGCCCGCCGTCCTCGGGTAAGACGGCCATCGCGACGCAGGTCATGATCTCGGCTCAGCGTGCCGGCGGCATCGCTGCATTTATGGATCACGAGCGCAGCTTCGACGTGGGTCTTGCCAAGAGCATGGGGCTCAGCACCGAGCCGGGGCAGTGGATTTTCAAGACGCCCGAAACCTTCGAGCAATCCATCGGCATCGCCGGCAGGGTGGCTGCGCATGTGCGCGATAAGGGCCTCATCCCCGAGGACGCGCCCATCGCCTTCGTCTTCGATAGCCTGGCGATGATGGTGCCGAAGTCCAAGTTCGATAAGGAAGCGTCCGACTACAACATGAACGACAACACCGCCCTGGCCCGCGCCACGTCGGCGGCGTTCCCGGCGCTCATGGGTCTGTGCGAGAAGCACAACATGCTGGCGCTGTTTCTGAATCAGGCGCGCACCAAGATCGGCGTGATGTACGGCGATCCGACCACGACACCGGGTGGCAACGCGCCCGAGTTCTGCGCCTCGGTGCGCATCAAGCTGGGCCGCTCGCAGCTCGTGGACAAGACGAAGGAGAAGATCGGTCAGCGCATCGGTGCCGAGTGCGTCAAGAACAAGGTCAACCGTCCCTTCCTGAAGGCGGCGTGGGACTTCAAGTTCAACGAGGACGGCACCGGCAGCTTCGACGTGGAAGGCTCGCTGCTCGATCACCTGACCGACAAGGGCATCCTCACGCAGTCGGGTCCGCGCGTCACTTGGACGGACGGCAAGTCCTACTTCAAGTCCGAGCTGACCAAGAAGATCAAGGAGGAAGGTCGTTTGGAGGAGCTGAAGGCTCTGCTGCCGGGATATGTCAGCAGCAAGGAAGCCGCCGAGTAATTCTCCACGTTGCATGTGGTTTTGTGACGTGCTAGGGGAGTGTCGTCTTGATCCAACGAGGTAACAGATGGCACTCCTCAGCACAAACTACCGCCGCTTAAAGTCCATAGATGGCCTTTACTCTTTCGAGACAGCGGCGGAACTCAAGGCGGAAAGCCTGTGCAGTGCGTGCTGGCGACACACCTGTTTCACTCGCGAGGTGATCGGAAGCCTCAACGAAAGCAATGAAGTCCTCACGACCGTCAAGCGATGCCAGCACTTCATCCCCGCCCTCACCTTCTTCGCGACGGACGGTCTGGACGCTCCGGCGTTCAACACCATCCGTCTCGGGACAGCGTGGGATAAAAGGCTTCATCAGGGCGGCGAAGTCGCCTTGCTTCTGGTGAAAACGGGAATGATCTTTGCCACGGTAGAAGTCGTCAGCACCGTGGCCGGCAACCTGTACGACCTGTGTCACCGCTACGCTCACAAAAACCACATGCTGCTAGGATCGGCCCCAGGCACCGTCACCGACGCAATGCTAAGCATCATGCGGCGGGCAAACGGTTCCATGTACGTGCATGAGACAGCGACAGCGACCGTTATCAACCTATGCGAAAAGACCTCACACGCGAAGACCTGAAGCTAGGAAAGCGAAACCTTGGGACCGTCTATCGCTGGCCGGATGGGCGGTCCTGCTTTCTCGCCGAGCGCCGGATCAAGGACATCGAGCGCGGCAAGAACGCCTACGTCTCGCACGCCAAGGCCAAAGAGCAGGCGATGTGGAGCATCGAGACGTACACCCTGACCAAGCTGCGCACGATGGGTATTCAGACGGTCGGAGTCAGAGTTAAGGACTCTGGCGACATCTATCTAACCAGCTACCACCGTATGATGCGCGATGGGAAGGTTCTCAGTGCGCGCACCCGAAACGGATCGCTTCAGCGGTCACTTCCCATTCAGCACTTCCGACGCAAGCGCGGGCGCTTGAAGCTCTAAGTTCCCAGTAGCTTTGCGTCGTATGCTCTGCTAAAACGTAAGTCACAACTGACTGACGGGAGAAAGCGATGAAACTGTATATCGCGAAGGATTTCGCCGACATCGGCAAGAGCGGCAAGGTGATTAGCGTCTGGCTGTTCGAGCGGTTCGGCACAACGAACGACTTCGGCAACCATCAGCGCTTCGGCTTCTTCGCCGGTGGTTCGCCGATTTGGTTTCTCAACGAGGGCGACCGCGACGAGTTCGTGCGCGAGTTCGGTGGCGCCGCCGGTGTCGCGGAGCCGTCCTGATGACCAAGCAAGAAATCTTCGACACCGTGGTTGCCCGCATGCGCAAGCAGGGCGTGGCGTCGTACATCACTGACGATCACTATCACAACGGTAGGCAGTGTATGTACGGAAGCGGGAGTATGGGCAAGAAAGTCTGCGCTGCCGGCGCTCTAATCTCCGACGACCAATACACGCCAGAAATGGAGTATAAAGATGTATATCATCTGAGGGAAAATTTTGGTCATATTTTTGATGAAGATCACCCATTCTTTCAGCACTTGGGGTTTGTGATGGAACTCCAAGAATGGCACGACAAACATTTTTCTGAGAACGGTTGGATGGAAAGTACCCAGGAAAGGCTTAAAGAAATCGCTCGCCTCAGAGAAGTCAACCATCTACCGGCAATGAAGGGGCTCAAGTATGCCTAGCTTCGGTATTACCTCCGACCAGCACCTTCACGCCTGGTCACAGTTCGCGCGCACCGATGCGGATGGCGTCAATTCCCGGCTCCGCATCATTCTGGATGAGCTGAACCGCGCCGACGAATTGATGGCCGACGCCGGCTGTCTGCGACA